ATAAAAATCAAGGATTTAACCCAATCGCGTAAACTACGCCAAAAGTTCGAGTTGAGTAAATTAGGAAATTAAAATCAAGGGGTTAATTTACATCAATACCGCCCCCCCCCTATAAGGGGGGGGATATACATAATCCCCCCTGACGTAATGGGTCGTCAGTCGATCCTGATGTTGTGGGATATTATGACACCCATAGCACTTGACCATCGTAGCGTTTTTAGTAGTATGGGGTCGGGTCATAAGTCGCAAAATTGTTCGGGTAGGAGCTGGGATGCCAAAGGTAGGAATAAAAGAAGATAAGGTACATGGGAATAGAAGGCTCAATCCAAAACAGCAAAAGTTTCTCGAAAACTATCTTCATGGGGATATGACGCAAACTGCGGCGGCAAGAGAAGCAGGGTATTCAAACGCCAACGTCAGGGCTGTACAGCTTCTAAATAACCCTACGGTAAAAGAACGCCTCGAAGAGATGAGACAGGAGCTAGAAAGCAAGTACGGGGTTTCTGTGACTAAATCTGTTCGGGATATGCAACTGCTCAGAGATGAAGCATGGCAGGCAGGTAACTTTTCAGCCGCCATCAAAGCAGAAGAACTCAGGCTCAAGGTAACGGGATTGATGGTCGCTCGTAGCCATGTAACCCACGAAAATATTGACAGCTTGTCTAGGGATCAAATCGTAGAGCAACTGCAAGAATTTATGGATCGTGCTAAAAATCGCATGAAAGACGTTACACCAACAGAAATTCCCATAGAAGCCGAACAAATCCCAGTAACAGCGGATAGCGAAAGTCCAGCGGAATAGCTGGATTTCTTGGCGGGGTCGGGCTTCCGCCCGCCAGCGGGAAATGTTCGGGATATTCGGGGTTCGGGATCGGACTTCGGGGTCGCCAGCTCGGGCTTCGGGGTTATGCCGAAGAATTGTTCGGGTTATTGTACCCGCAGGAAGCTGGGGGTGCAACTCGAAATCGGAGCAGCTCCTGCCTTCGGGATCGGGACTTCCTGCCAGCGGGGAATCGGGAACAATTGTTCGGGTTCGGGGTCATTACCCGCTGGGCACACCCGGCTGCTCCCCGGATCTTCCCCGGCAGCATCTCCTGCTCCCCGGCGGAATCCCGTGCCCGGGAGCTGCAGGGCCGATAACCCGAACAATTGTTTGTTTACCGGACGGCCCGGCCCGGGGCACGGCCCGGTGAAGATCCCCCGGTGAACCGCCTGGATAAAAAAAATTATCTTAGGGGGTTGACATTATATATAGTCTGGGATAGTATGGGATTATAGTTTAGTATGAGGAGTATATATAATGACTATCGGTGGATATAGAATGACTGATCGGGGGTTCGCAATTGAAGTTGAGGAATATGAAGCAGGGTGGAGTTTTCTTCTTCAAGGAGATGACGCGGATCATTTCAGAGAATAGTGGACGAAAGCGAAAGACTACGGTTCAAGCTTCGGGGATTTTCTGCGGGATCACGAATACAACACGCTGTTTCAATAATTTTTTCTGCTGGGCAATCTGCCCAGCATTTTTTTTGAGCTGGGCGCGAACAATTGTTCGGTTTATTTTACCAGCACCCGCTGGTGAAGAAGATAAAAAAAATTATCTTTTTGTGTTGACAAGGTGTTTGATGTGGGATAATATGGGATTATTAAAACAGAAAAGGAATATATAATGTCTAGAAGCTATCCAATTTGGAACAAAGTAACCGCTTGTATTTACGGCAGTAACAAAAGCTACGGCGTAAAAGAAACAGGACAGGTTGACGTAGTCATTGGAACAAGTGCGAAGAACAGCCACGACTTCGTCAGTCATCGAACAACCCATAGATTACACGACAACGGCGACAGAGAATATCGGTTCTATGTTGATAATGTGTGTATCAAACGGGCAATACTTGCAAAAGGTGCAAGTGAAATAAAATTAGTGGAGTTAGAAGAATGACACACGTTCATTTTGTCGGGTTCCGTGAAGATCGGGAATATTTAGCGGCTGTTCGAGTTTTCGGACAGCCAGACTTTATACATAAAATACATGATCATCGGGCTTACGGTGATATAGATCAAGACAATGATACAGTGGTTCTTGCTAGTCGGGCATCATTAACGCCAAGTAAATGGACATGGCAAGATCATGAATTATGGTAAATCGGGACTTCGGGCTTTCGGGTTCGGGGTTCGGGGTTCGGGCTTTCGGGTTCGAACCCTTTTTTTATTCCTGCTTTATTCCTGCTTTCTTTAATAACCCGAACAATTGTTTTCTTTTCCCGCATTTTTCCCGCTTTATTCCCGCATTTTTTTAATCTCGAAAATGGTATTATATACATTATTAATAAAAAAATTTATTTTTTCTCTTTTCTTATGGGATAAATTCGTATAAAAACATGGGTAAGGGGCGACAGCTTTGCCCTGATAACTAGAAAAAACTGAATGAAAACAACAACTTAAAGGAAAACATTATGTACTTTGTAAAAACCAATTTTAGAAAATCAACTAGAATGGCAATACTTTATTCCATGCTTTGCCGTCCAAATGGTGCCTTGGCATCTGAACTGGCAAAAAGATTAGGCGTTAATGCCACAAGAATTAGAACGATGATTTCAGAACTTAGAAGTAGAGACATCAAAGTTTATTCAATCACATGCACAGATCATAACAGAAAATCATATGTTCCATATGCTGATGTCGATCCGATTTCAGAAACCAAATACTTCATTTTAAACCAGTAACCTGAACAATTATTCAAAAGGAAAATATTATGACATATACAAACAAAACAACATTTAGCTTTGAAGTTGAAGTTAGAAACGAGCGCCAAGGTGGTGTTGATGTTCAAACAATGGAAAGAGGTCTTAGAGACAGGGGCATTACTGGTTACAGAGTTGATAGAGATGGTTCTGGATGTACTGAAATAACACCTGCACCGATGGCATTCGGCGACAAAGCAATAAATTATATTAACCGTCTATGCGATGCAATTAATGACATAGGCAGAATTGAAAGAGGCAACCACAATAAGCTAGTAAATAAAATTTGTGGTCTGCATGTTCACATGGGCGCGGCTTTTTTAGCCGATGGTGTTGATCCTGATCAGTTCACTGAAGAAAGTTTGCAGTATATGACAGACACAGGTGAATATTTAGGTGCATTGAGAGGCAGACGTGATGCACAGCGTGAGCAACGTGCTAGGCTTTTCGCTGATCCATTCGATGTTGAATTAGTTCGAGACATTGTATTGCGCTATTTTCTAAACACTACAGCGATCAATAAAATTCTTACACCTAGCAGACGCGACAACAGATATACTTGGCCTCTAACCAAGTATGGCCGTTTGTCTGTGGAACAGATCAACGCCTGTAACGATGTTCAAGAATTGAACCAATTAGTCAGCTCAATTGAGCATAAATACACCTCTGTAAATTTGGTTCCATATGCGAGATTAGGCACTATTGAATTCAGACAGCACCAAGGCACAACAGATGCTGATAAAATTATCAAATGGTGTGAATTGCTAAACAATTTCATTTTGCACTCTGCTGAAAATCGCCTAGAGCAAGGCACAGCAACAACAACAGAGGCAACACCTGAAGCGTTACCAGTCAGACGTGGTAGCAGAATAGCAGTTCAGTATGATCTTATGCGCACAGAACAAGGTGCAACAATAACTGAAATAATGGACGCAACAGGATGTGGCGAAAACAGAGTACGATCTGCTGTCACTGAAATCAGACAGCGCATTGGTCAATCTGCTGTGGTTACACATACGCAACAAGCAAACGGTGCATCGTATGGCGATGGTACACATCATGCTAGATATCAGGTTTTACCAGAAGTCACAGTTCAAGGATCTGGTATCCAATTAAAACCAGAAAATCGCAGAGGTGGAACTAGCATTTGGTGCGGTGTTTCAGATGAGAGATTTGAATGGTGGCAACAACGAGCGATTGAGATTGAAGAGGCTGAAGAGCGCAGACGCAGACGCCGCTAGTCGGGTATCAATTCTAAGCCGCCAAAGAGCCTCACCTCGGTGGGGCTTTTTACTTTTCTAAGGTACCCTAGCTAAACCGAACAAGTGTTCTGAAATCGGGGCACATACGGGCTATGACCCCACCTATATATACGCAGTTACGGGCAGAACTCTTTACTAAGCTTTACACCAACATTCACCTACAAAAAAGTTTTTAGGTACCCTAGCCACTTGACAGGTACCCTAGAATATCCCATATTATCCTTTATCTAGAGAAAAGGAGGCTTTTATGCCAAGGTATAGATTGAAGTACGGAGAAACTACAGAGTTTGAGGCACAGAGTCCGGGAGAAGTTGTGCCTCATCTTGCAGGTTCACATTTTGCGGGTGGTGAGGATGAGCATGATTTCATGCGCAGGCTTGCTATTTCTATGACTCAATGGAACAGGGGTTCTTATTGTTATACGAGCAGGGACAAGCTTGCGCAGAGCATGATGAAAGAAGGTTTGTTAGAGTGTGTTGATTAAATTAAAAGTTGCTGTTAGGATGTGAATTAAGTTTTGT